ATGAATCTGATAAAGTTAAACTGTTGTATGAGTATCAATATTTGTATGATTATATTAATAATCTTTGTAATATGAATACTAATAGAGGTATGGATGATATTATTAAGACACAGTATGATGTACATAGGGATTGTGTTAATTTTGTCATAGAACATACTAGTATAGATGCAGTCACTCCGTGTACTATTGTTAGAGATAATATAGCTATTCGATTGTTACCTACAGTTGTGTTTAGTGGTTCTCATAAAATTAAAGTTAGGGATGTGTTGAATAATGTCGATACAGTTATTCGATACTTGATTAGATTACATTCTGATTCATTTAAAGTTGCTTATGATGGTTTAAGTCGCACAGATTCTAAGTCTTTTGATAAGGTAGGGTTGAAACAGATTAATTATGTTACAGAGGGTAATGGTTTTGTAGTATTTGGTGATAATGTATTTTCTGTGCATGTTGATAGTGATAGAGTTAAACATTTAGTCAATCAATTAAATTATGTGCATAAAGTCGATTGTTTTATTAAGGCTATTGAAGGTCATCAGTACCTATTAAATACACCTATTACTGACAACTATGTGACAGTTGCTAGTGCTATACAGTCTTATTTACAATATCAATATGAAAGTGTTGTGGGTTATAGTGGGTATACTAAATACATGCCGTATGTGTGTTTGTTGTTATCCGCTACTAGTGTGAGTTCTGTTGGTTATGCACATATTCATCAGAGTGTTAATATGCATTTAATTCATTATCATAGTTTTATGGTTGATACAGGTAATAGTGATAGGTTAGATATGTTGTTGTCTTATATTGATTTTTGTAAAGATAACTATAATTCTGATTTTACGTGGAACAACGATAGACATGTTATGGTAGTTCATCACAAGCATAAAGAAGATGAAGTCATTTCATTGCATAAATATATTGATGACCACTCTATTGGTTTTAATTTAGATGTAGATGATGTATTAGATTTACTAAAACTATCTAGAGGTTTAGTAAAGAGTTTCTATAATACATTAAATGCTGATAAAGATGTTGTATTTATTGATGCTTTGAATGGGTTTAGAATGATTTCAGATATTGCTAAATCTAGAGACGATACATACATTACATTGGATTATGAGATTGATAAATATCTTAATTGCAATACTAATTATTTTGGTACTATTAATAGTGACTCTTTATTAACATGTTCTGATATGGTGTTTCCTTTAGATGGTGTACGTTATTATACTAAGGATGTAAGTAACTATAAACCTTTAGTATCTATAGTTGAGAAACGATATAAAGGGATGAGAGTTGTATTACGTCTTATACTTGATAAATTGTATGGTATCTTTAGTGAGATTAAGGCTAGGGACATTAAAACAGTATCTATTGGCGTAGAGGATTTCAAAGATTATAGTAACTTATCATTCATTGTTAAAACATATGATGGTAGAGTTGAAACATATCCATTACTTGTTACTGATATGTTTAGCTATGCTGTGTATAGTTTGTTTCATGAGGATAGTGGGTATCAGATTTATGATGCTACATTAAAGGAAGTATATGATATCCTATCTGAAGTCAGGGATATGATGGTAACTAGTTTTAACTTCATTGATTTTGATGAAGATATTTTTGTAATAGTTGATAGTTTACGTACATTATCTGCAATAGTAGACAATTCATGTGATAAAAAAGGGGCAGAAAAAATGAAAGTAGTACATACTAAAGAAACAAAGTTAGTACGTTCTAGTGAATCTAGAAATCTTATGTTAGCCAAAGACTTAGCAATGGAATTTATTGATAGTGGTTATGATGTGATTATGCGTGATGGTGATGATTTAGTAGTGTATTCTAGTACAGATAATAGTTTGCAAGAATATGTACCTAAGTCTTTACACAATGTTTTCTATGACGTAGATAAGTTAGACTTATTACCATTGACATATTACGTGTATATGTGTAAATAATTGAGAGGGGATTAGATTATGATATACAATACAGAAGAGATACGATTAACAGCTTAGAATGTCATAGATTGTTTAATTACTTTGTAGATGGTGATTATTTTAACTGTTGTATTCGATATGTACATGAAGATGTTAAAAATCCATTTCATATGTACAATAATAAGGGTGAGGATGTTTCAATGACATCTCCTATTATTCAACATGTAGCATTTACAACTAGAAAAGAAATAGCTGTACATGAAGTCATTGAAAATATTCATGCTGTTATGTTTATGTTGTCTAAACTACATCTTGATAAACTTAAAACACTACGTAAGATATATCAAGATGAATTAGAGAGTGTTAGCAATGGGTATCATATTCGTGTACGTTACAATGATACTAGAGATGTAGGGTTGATTAATACAATGTATATCAATCTGCCTAAAGAGATTAAGAGTGAAGATGTAGAACATATCGATACTGTTAGATTGGTTAAAGATGTAGTTGATGCAATTACTATAGGTGTAAGTTGTAATTATTCATGTGAGAAAGATAAGATAACTGTGTTTGATATCGTAAGTGCTATGGTATGTCATTCAGATATATTATTACGTGATACATATGGGAATGGGTATACAAATTATGATGCAACTACTAAAGTATTCTTAGACAAGATGGGATGTACCAATCTTAGTAAACATATCTCACAAGCTATGATGTTGTATATTATTTATTACTATAGATATAAAATTAGGAATGATACATATCTTCGACTAGAGCGATTGAAACATTCATTAGAGTTTGATAATGGTACAGTAGATACAGATGTAGAATGTAAAAATGGGAATATAATTCTTAATCGTAGGTACATTGAGAGAGAGGAATTAATAGGGAGTATTATTAATTTTGATACATTACCGATTAAATCATCTGATTACAATAAGGTTATCCCTAGTGTATTGGTTATGATGTTAGATACATTAAAGGTTGTCGGTTCTACATGGTATTATCACGCAAGATTTACTACACCAATGCATATGGTTCAACTTATGTATGAATTACGGTATGAGAATTATGATAACCTATTTTGTGAATATTATACAAGTAGTGATGTGTTTAAATTAAAGCCAGATACATTTTGTAGTAGTTGTGATGATGACATACCGATTAATTGGCATCGATGTGGGAATATGATATTACCTACGTATGGGGTATATGACAGAGATACTATATTAAAAGATACTGTATTTATTAATAGTGGGTATCTCAATGATGCTAGAATGGGTTTAATCACTTTGTTGAAAGTGGTTGATGATACACTACATGGTATCACTAAAGAGGTTGATAGTTTAGAGTTACGATATAATATGTCTGATTATAATTATAATATGGAGTTCCATATTACATTTACAGATGGTGAGACAGTGGTTAGACATACTGAGTTTAACTTAGCAGATTTCTATTACCTATATGGGTTATTATTGTATTGTGAGAGTGTTGGTTGGAAATCTTCTTTATTTAATTATAAGATGGATATCTACTCTTTTAAGACAACAATTAAAGATATGGCTTATCGGATTAATGCTGTTGCTAAAGAATTTTATACAGTTAGTGATACTGCTATTGATAGTGATATTTATGATATTTTGGAGTCTGTTATGAGTCATGCTAAGGGGTATAAAAAGAGTAATGGTAATGATGGTAGTATTATGAAAGAGTTGAAGGATTCTTTGGGTGTTAATACTATTGACCCTGTTGTTGGGGTATTAACTAAATATAGTAATGAAGTTGATGTTAAATATATAGCAAGGGTATTATCTAATGAGTTCATGCTTAATGGCTATGATTATATTGTTGTAAAAGATGATAAGATGAAAGTATACTCTACAGATGGGAGTAAGTGTCAGGTCATTGCTAAACCATTACATCGGTTCTTCTATAATGCTGATACGATTGATAAGTTACCTTTGTTGTATTATTTAATTGATTAGGTGTACTATGGATGGTGTTAATGCTATATTAAATTATGCATATGGTGTATATTCTATACTAGGGATTTCATTATATGTGTTTGTTGTATTGTTAATCAGTGTTGTGTGTGGTATTAGTAAGTCATATCAGTTAGATGAGTTTTGTAAAGTATATGCTAGGGTGTCTATACTGTTATCATTAGCATTTGTTGTTATCGTATCTATTATTAATACCTTATCATTTATATTAGAGTAGCATTAGGGGGAGTGTATGGATAGTATTTCTACAAGTGTGTCTGATGTATTACAGCACTTAGGTATTGAGTACATTAGACGTGATGAACATAATAATTATTATATGGTAACAGATGAAGGTGAAAAGATTTCATGTGATGAATTCTTTAGGGTTGTTTGTATGCATCTATTACAAGATAGAGATGAGATGTATGTAGACAGAAAATAAATAACTAAAAGAGGTAGTGAAAATCTACCTCTTTTTATATTATCACTTTACAATACTTTACACATATGTTATACTATATATGTACCAGTTAGGTACTAAATATTGTCTTTCAAAAAGGAGAAACAAAATGGAAATGATTAAATTACTTAGTGGTTTACCTTGTGTGTTAGCTATTGCTTGGGGATTTGGATATGTTCTCATGCAAGGTAAGGGTTATTACCCAACTAAATGGTATAAATTAATTGGTTTAATTTTACTTGTTTTATCTATACTAGATATTTTTGTTATCAATGCAGATTTATATCCTAAGTATTAATTTACTTAGGATATAGCAAAAGGAGATAAAAATGATTGTAGTAGCATTTATAGTAGTTGTAGTTATGGTGTATGTAACTATGATTATTGGTAAAATCCATGAAGAGTGTGATAGATATGATTCTGTTAATACATATAACACTCTTAAACATGATAAAGAGTTTCTTAAAAAGATTGGGGGTTAGGTTATGTTTTTACCTGTTCTTGGTGTATGCGTGTTGTTGTTAGTTATCTATGTAACAGTAACACTATTTAAAATTAGAAAAAACTATCATTTCAAGGATGCTAGTCATTTTGAGGTGGTAACAGTAGGGAGGGATACGAATTTAATTCCTTTCATTGTAGATTTTATTGGTAAGATAGTATTACCTATGGCTATTCTAACAGTAGAAAGCTATACATGGTGTGCTATTCTTTTGTTTGTATTTGTTATCTTTGGTTTTTATTCTATTAGGGTTGATATGAATTTCTTATATGCATTAATTTTTAATGTGTATAAAGTTGAAACAGAAGATGGCATTGTATATACTGTTTTTTCTTTTGAAGATATTGAGTATATTACTAGTGGTAAATACTTAGAGGTAGCGAATGGGGTTCTCTTATACAGATGAAGTAAATACTAGGCATCATGTTGTTAATAGCGAGATAACAAGACCACATCTTGTCAAGGCATTAGATATAGATGATGCTACAAAAGAATATATGGGTTTCTATTATGGGTATGTCATTAAGCATAGTCATTTTACTGATGAGCGTAAGGATTATCTGTTACTCATAGATGAAGCTACGCTACAGAAAGATGCTAGTGTGTCTAGGGTAGAGATTGATTATAATACGATTAGGCAGTCTACTGGTGTGTTAGATAGTAATGGTAGATTGTTATTTGTTGGTGATATCATTTCTTTTGTTAACAGGGATGATGTTAAATATATTATTGTTAAGGGTTGCAATGGTTTTTGTTATATGGATATAGATAACAAAGATAAAACAAAGATTCCTTTAATGTGTAATAAGTATAAAGATAATGTTAATACAGATATTGTATATGTGGAGGATTAAGATATGTCAGTTGAATTGATTACATCACAAATCGGTACATTAGAAGAGAGAATTAAGGTTTCAAAACAATTATTATCTAAAATTGATAATTTAAGTGATACAGATACAAATGCAATGAATAAACAAATTAATGATTGCATTGTAAGTTTTGAGGTGTTGAATTTCTTGTTAATGGAGCGTCAAGTGATTGAAACAAAAGAGGAAGAACTTAATTCCGTACTAAATACAGCAGAGGATGTAGAAGTTCCTACACAGACTGTTGGGTTAGATGGTGATATTGTTGAGTAGTTTAGCATTAAGTGTTATAGGTGGTTTTGTCTTAATCATACCAACAGTATTGTTTCTATACGTTATGATTCAATTATTGTTTAGAGTATTAAGAAATGATATAATATTTTCTAAGGAATTCATACGTTTATTAGTTGTGTATGGTATCATATTTAGTATTTGTTTTGTTGGTGCATATATAGTGTACATATGCAACTGAAAGGTGTTGTAATGGCAAGTAAAGATTACATTTTTAAGATGTTAGCCGCTAGTTCTCATAGTAAGGATGCTAGGGAAGAACATGATTTTTATTCAACAGAACCAAAGGCTGTTGAGGATTTGTTGAGATATGTAGATTTACAGCATAAAGTTACCGAGCCTAGTTGTGGTAATGGTAATATTGCTAATGTATTACTTTCTCATGGGCATGAGGTTGATGCGTATGATTTAATTGATAGAGGTTTTGGTTATACAAAAGACTTCTTATCTGATAATACTCAAATTGATGGTGATATCGTAATGAACCCACCATATAAATACGCTATGGAGCATGTATCACATGGTATGAGTATTTTAAAAGAGGGTGGTAAACTTTGTGCTTTTCTTAAAGTACAGTTTTTAGAGAGTCAAAAACGTAAACCTTTATTTGATGCATATCCTTTAAAGTATATGTATGTGTTCAGAAAACGTACCAATTCTTATCGTAATGATGATAGGTCATTAGGTGGTAGTGCTGTGTGCTATTGTTGGTACGTATGGGAAAAAGGTTACACAGGCGAACCAACAATTCGATGGATTGATTAGATAATTAAGTATTTGTATATGTGTAACATTCGATTTTGTGTTATAATATGTACAAATACTTTTTATTTTAAGAGGAGATTAATAAAGTGGATAGATATGGACGTGTAATTTACGATAAGAACTTTCATACTAAGAATTTCATTCTGCATTATAAAAATCTAATAGATGTAGATAAATTTAAAGCAGATAGGGTATCATATGGTAAGCGTATAGATACATTATCTAAGCAGTTATCAGAGATTGATATGGGTAAGAATATTTTATTTATTGGTAGTCATGATATTCATCGTGAGTTATTCTTAGCTATGTTAAGTCGGTTTGAAACATTACAATCATATTACTATTGTAGTATGATGCAACTACATGATATCTTTTGGGGTAATAGGGGTAGTGAAAATACTCATTTAATGGATGAGGATAAGATGTATTCATTACAGGATATTACCGAACGTGTATTGTGCGTATATATTAATCGTGAGATGATTCCTACACGTAATGCTAGTGTAGTTGGTACTGTTATCACTAATCGGTGTATGTTACCTAATAAAGTAAATTGGTTGTATTTTCATGGTTTCACATCTGATATGTTAGATAGGGATGGTTATAAATCTATCTATGATTTATTTAAGTCAGGTGATAGTTTTACTATTATTGATTTAAATAAAGATATGCCGAATGTATTTAGTAGTGATACAAAGATTACTAAATCAACGACTAAAAAGCGTAAGAGTGTTAAAACAGAAGAGGTTGTAGAGACTTCTAACAATGTTTCTGATTTATATTGATAAGGGAGTGAGTTAATGAGAAACGTAATATATTCATGCCTATCTAAGTCAGACCCTTATTATGTGGATTATCTTAGAATCTTTGAAGAGGAAGCTGATAACTATAAGAAACAATTTAAGATTGATGGTGTTCTTAGTGATGTAGAACGTAAGTTTATGGATTTCATCATTAAGTCTTATGAAGTGAGTGGTGAGACACCTAGTCTTGATTTGTTTGTTAAGATGTTTAGTGAATATCCAGTAGAGGATGATTTACGTGTAGCAGAAGAAATTGGTATCAATGACTTTAGGGTATATATTTTTAATCTGATTGATAAGAGGGTTAATAAGTATATTGCTAATCGGTTAGATGAATTAAATGCTAAAGTAAAGAGTGATGGTATTACAGATGATATCGTACAAGAGTTTACTAAGCTAACATCATTATCTAATCGAAATAAAGCTAAGGATATCAATATTGAGATAGATTCTAAGCAAGAGTATGATAATAAGAAGTTACGTCCTGTAGGGTTAGTAACAGGCATACCAGAGATTGATGATAAAATCGGTGGTATGAGTCCTGGAACTGTAACAACGATTGCAGGCTTCACGTCCCAATACAAAACCACATTTTCACTAAATGTGGCACATCTTAACGCTTATGAGTTAGGGTATAATATTTGTTATTTATCACTGGAGACTCCTAAAGAGGATATTAATTGGAACTTATTATCTTGTCATAGTTATAGTACTAAATTCCAACGATATAACTTTGTATCACATGCTAAGATGCGTTGGGGTACTATGACAGCAGATGAAGAGGATTTTATCTTTAATGAGGTAGAACCTGATTTGAAGAATGATTATATAGATGATGAGGGAAATACACGAAAACGTGGTAAGGTTATTATTCTGGATGAATCTGATTTCAAGACTTTCTCTTTTGGTGAGATTTCTAGTGTGATTGAAAAAGTAGATGATAAGTTAGGTGGTAAACTTGATTGTGTTATTGTGGACTATATTCAGTTGTGTAAGTTTAGTGGTCAAGGTGTAACTTATGATGCTAACTCACAGATTAATAGTTATGTAACATTCTTTAGACGTTTAGCACAGAATTTCAAGAAAGAGATTAAGGAAGATGGCACTGAGGAAGTACGTCAGTTAACAATGATATTGTTAGCACAGATTAATCGTAGTTCTTGGCAAAAAGCAAGTCGGAATGATGGTAGATATGATATTACTTGTTTAGCAGATGCGAATGAGTTAGAACGTGGTAGTGCTAGGGTATTTACTACGTATACATCAGAGGATTTGAAAGCTAGAAAATCTGCACAAGTACAGATATTAAAAAATCGTGCTGGTCAAACAATGTATGACCCAGTAACTGTGTATGCAGATGGTGAGGCTTATGTGTTCATGTCTGAGGATGGTATGAATAGTAGTTTTGGTGGAGATGGTCTTGCTAGTGTAGAAAGTGCGTTCGCTAGTATGGATGATTCGTTTGATTTCTTATAGAGGTATGATGGTATGAGTTCTTTTACGTATAAAGGTAAAACATATAATTTTGCACAAGATGTATATATTAATTCTAATGGTAAATGTGTAGCTACATTGACAGATGAGAATAATACAACTTGTGAATTAACATTTGTTGATGGTGTGTTAGTGTCTATCACAGAAATTAATTAGTTATATTGTTTTATATTATAATTGTGCTATAATTTATGTATATAATAGTAGTGTTGTTAGATAAACTAGTAACACTACTATTTTTAGGATAAGATAATTAAAAGGATATACATGAATGGGACAATTAGATAAATTAACTAAAAGCTACGAGCAACATATTATTAAATGTAGAGTAGAGGGTGATAGGGCAATTCTTGCCGTATTATCAGATGTACATCAAGGTTTAAATGATAGAAAGTATTTACAAGATACTGTAAAATTTCTATTATCGTTAGGTGATAGGTGTAAAGTGATTCTTGGTGGTGATTGTACCAATACAACAACTAAGAACTCAAAAGGTAATGTACTTGAAGAGTGGTGTAGTGGTAGTGAGCAGATTTATACTTTAGTAGAGGATATTAGACCTTTATATGAAAGCGGTCAGCTTATTGGTATCGTAGAGGGGAATCACCCTAAACGTGCTTATAACGATGCATATATTACTATTGAAGAGATGATTGCTAGTTTATTGGGTGATAAATCACTTTATAAAGGTTGTATGGGTATTGTTTACTTTAATGTAAATGATAACCTATATGTACATCAAATTTTGCATAAACATCGTTCTACTGAAGGTGCATATGATTTCTTTAATGCTGATGTAAATTGGTTTGAACATAAGCATAAACCCATGACTAGGGCAAGGGTTAAAATCGAGCATAATAAGTTTGTTAAAAAGCCTGTAGCACGTCAAGTATGGGATATTTATCAATCTAGTTTTCAAGTATTCCCTGATTATGCTAAGAGTGCTGGATATAAACCTAGTGTCAGTGGTTATTACTTATGTGAGATGAGTGGTAATAAGCATAATCGAATTGCTACACCTTATTTTGATAGTGATTTTAGAAATTTAATTAAAAATGGGTATGAATTCTAGGTGATGATGTATGGTAGATGAATTCTTGAAGTGTTATCAATCTAACACTTCATTGAGAGAGTACAATATAGTAGCTAAGCTTAGTATTGGTAGAGAGGGTGAATATGGTGAATATCCGTCTGAACCTTATTTAGATTATTTAGGGTTAGATTCCGTTGGGTTTGACAAACAGTTTGAGAATTCGTATATTTATAACAATATTTCTCTTAGAGACTTGGCATATATGTTTATGTATGCATGCTTAGAAGATAATTATACATATGTGTTTCCTTGTGGTGGGTTTAATATTAAGGTTAAATCACTAAGTTCTTATTATGGGTATGAGATTCATATCGCAATACCTTTAAAGGTTTTCATGACAAAGTGTATGGCTAGTTTTGTTTATAGAGATGTGTCAGTTGTTATAGATTCTATTTTTAGTATGTATAGAGATGTAGATATAAAGGAGATAAATGGTGTTCAAAGAGAAGTCTAAGTTAGATGGTTGGGTAGATACGATTGATAGTTTTATTGAGTTAGAAGATGGGCATGCAGTAGCATCTAATGTAATCACTAGTGCTAAGGAGTTTATTAAGTCAGTATACGATTTAGATAAGACAAATCCGTGGTATCGTAGGTGTGGTGTTAGGATTGTATCTTCAACTATTGGTAGTATTCTAATCTCTATTGAAGCTGTGAATGGTACACATTTAGATATTGAATTTTTACCTACAGATATTATTAGTATGTATCATTATGATACATTGAGTGATGAGCATAACGTAGTAGATTTGATGTATATAGATTCAATGTCAGTTGAAGATGCTATCAAAGAGTTTACTATTGTATTAGAACATAGTGGCATTTAATTTTAAAGGGAGATTATATTATGGTAGTACATTCTGAGGAAGATATTATTGAGTTAGTTAAGTTCTTTAAGAAGGAATATAATACACTAGATTTAAATAATCAATGTAGAAATGTGGTTGATTTTGTTAAAGCTACTAAGTTAGAAAGACCTATGTCTTGTACAGATGTTGATGTGTCTGTGCATGAAGATGGTACGATTACAATTAGTTATACTGTTAAAGAGTGGGCAATTAATTTTATTTTCTTCGCAGATAATCAAGTTCATGTTCAAGAGTGTACCAATCACGTAACTAAGTTTGAAAATGTAAAACGTGCGATTATGTATGCTAATCGTTTCTTATGTATATAGGTGGTATATGGAGTTAGTTTCTTTTGTATTAGTATTGACATTGACTGTGTTAGTATTAGCTGTTGTACAGGATTATTTTGCTGATAAAAATATATGGTATTATGCTCTTTCTGTAGCTACAATTCTATTATTTATGATTTTATCTATGGTTGGTATACAGATATTATTTAGGGGTTAGATTATGATTTTTATCATTGTTTTTATGTTTCTTATTGTGTCATTTTTGTATACATTTTTTACATTTTGTGATACTGAAAAGTTTAATAGTAATAGGGAATGTATAGTTTACATGCTAGTATCTTTTACTGTTATAACACTACTATCTTGCTTAGCATGGTATGTAACAAAATAATAGTTGAGTGTATGATTAGTTCATACACTCTTTTTTGTTTACAAAACTTTACAATATGTGGTATTATTTAGGTAGATAGTTTATTTCATATAAGGAGATTAAGTTATGAGTAAGGTTCTTAATAAGATTAGAAGACGTAGTAATACACATTTAATTACTGATTTCATTCGTAGTCTACATGAGTATCAAATGCGAACAAAAGATGTATTATTTATCATGACTAGCTGTGGTTACATGACATGGGAAGATTTCTGTAAGGTAGCAAGACATGATTATTATAATAGAGGTTATGGTTCTCCTGAGGTAGCGATTGATTTAAAGATATTCACTACTAAGGGATATTTCTATCGTTATGAGATTTGTGATGGTATGGAAGAGTGGAGATTTCATTATACTGAGCATGAGATGTCTAATCATAAATTAGATACAAAAGATGTAAAGTCATTCGTAGGTGGTTGTTGGTCTACGTTATCAGATATTATTGAGAGAGGTAATAAAGATGAGTGATGGTTATAGAAAGATACGTGCTGATAGGTTTAACTAACTATCTATCTAAAGAGAGTAATAAATTATTGTCTATTATAGCAACTTCTATTATGTTGCGTGAGATAAATCAGTGTGATGATATGTATAGTTGTATGTCAGATAGTGGTGATGGGTGTAATTTTCAGTATGGTATATCTAGGATTTACACAGGTGGTGGTTCCGTTAGCATAAAGATAGGTGCTAATATATTATCTATTCGTCAAAGTGATAGATTTGTATTTAGTAGTGGTACTTTAGATATTTATATGAGTCATGATAAGACAGAATTTGTTAAGATTAAGGTTCATAAAGGTTTAACTAGTTGCAAGGTAACAACTTCTAAGGCTCGTAGTGTTTCTTTTGATAGAGAGAGATTGTTGATTAAAGATTTATTAGGTAAATATATGAGTTCTGCTAACATACCTATTGATTCTGATTTATATGGTGGATATGAGGATTATATTTCTATGATAGAAGAGATGAGTGTTATTTTAGGGTTTTGATATAAGCAATTTATATATAGTAGTTGTACATTCTTTCTAGAAAGTTGTATAATATGAGTGTATTATTCTTATAAGGAAGTGTGAGAATAACGACTGAACAAGTAGAAGTAGTGAAGCGTATGTTTATTATCTTAGTTGTATGGAGCATGTTTTAGCCGATTACAATGATGATGGATAACAAAAGCATAACGAAACGAAAGGGGGCCGTTTAATCTATGTCTAATAAGATTAGGGCTGTATTATCAATTCTAACATTTTGTGGTGTTCTTTTTGGTTTTGTAGGTAGTGCAGATGCACGTATGGTAATGACTACTGCATATACTCCACATGAGCAAGCAGGCTATATGGCTAATGGTTTGTGGATTCAAGAGGGATACGTTGCACTTGATTTTCTACCTTTGGGTACACAAGTGTGGTTGGATGGTGTTCCATACATCGTTGGTGATAGGATTGGTAGTGGTGACTATAATCATGTTGATATCGTAATGAATAGTTATGAAGATGCTATTCAACATGGTAGACGTTATATGGATTTACAATACTAGTATTTTAATTACAACTGAATAAGAGTAGGTACTTTAGATAGTTTAGAGGTATGGTGCGTTGACATCATACCTCTTATTTTTTGAAAAAAATAACTTAACAAAACTTTACAATTTAATATAGGTATGGTATACTATGAGTGTGGTAAGGGTGATATTTAAAAGGAGAAATAAAAATGAAAAACTTTAAAATTTATGCCGTTAGTGGCGAAGATAATTCCAAATATGAAATTTCATTAAATGAGTTAGTTACTAAAGGTAGCTATACCGAAGAGGAAGTTTGTAAGTTGCTAGATTATATTGAAGCAACTAAGTACAAAACTTTCAGATGGAAGTTAGTACACAAGAATTCCATTCATGCTATGGATGGTGATGGAATTCAGCATTACCTAGTAGATTTAAAATAGTTTCAAAAGGAGAAAAATAAAATGAAAAAGAGTATGTATCAATACAATAATTTTGTTGGTTTAAATATGGCTGAAGTAGAAGACTTTATTCATATTTATGATTGTGGGTATTGGGACTGTGAAGCTATAAAGGTTGATGCAGATGTTTATGGCTTAATCAGTGGTAGACATGCAATGCCAGTTGATGAATACGTTTTCACTGAGGTTGAAGATATGTTCAATTTTGGTGAGTTAGAGAGGGTGGCAATGAATAGTATTGTTAAGACATCTGACACTCTTGTATTATATGTTACTGGCTTAACAGTGGCTACAGTTTCTGTAATTAACGTAGCTAAGAATTTAGGCTACAAACAAATTGCATTAAAACATTACAATAGAGACAATGGTCTTTATGAGTGTCAATGGGTATACTAATTGGAGGGATTAAATATGGAATCAGTTGAGACTGTGTATGGCATTTATCAGAATGGGCAGTCAGTGGGATTTCTTTCTCATGATAGCTTTTCAGAGTTCTTTAAGGACGTATGTATTGACTTAGTTTGTCCTGTTGAAGATAGAGAATATATCACAGATAAAGTATCTACAGATGTATTATACTTTGAATTTGGTAAGTTTTTCTCAGAAGAGGATGGAACTACATTATATAGAATTGTAGGTAAATTTCCTAAAAAAGATATGGAAGCCTTAGGAAAAGAATTTTATTTTAAAGAGTAAAAGTATTAATCTAAAGAGATACTAGTAGTTAGTATCTCTTTTTTTCTGTGTGTTAGTTAATTATATATAATGTATGAACTATTTGAGATTTTGTGCATTTTTAGTGGTGGTAATATATGGTAATTTTAACAAAGAAAACAAAATATGATTCAATTTTGGAGGGGGTTAGAGAACGATTAAATGAGTCTGTTATGGGTGACTTGCGTAAAGTTGGTAACAGTAAGGTTTTCACTCCTTTAAAGGGGGTACTTGGTGGTAAATTTAATGAAGTAGAGGTTGGTTTTAGAATTCATAAGATTAAAGCTGATACTTTTACATTGGATGTAGAATATTTTGTTGATAAGCATGATTTAGATGCTAGGATTAATGTTGTTGTTAGGTGTGAGTGTTCATATACATCTGATGATGCAACAAATGGTATGGTAAATATTACAGCTAAACAGATTATTGTGCAAGACTTAGATGCTCCTGTTACAACATTAAATACTTTTAAACCTTTCAAGATTAAATGCGATATTGATTGTGTTAAAGATTATACATTTGTGTCTACAGAATTTGATAAGGTTGCTACAGAGGTTTCAACTGTATTATTTGACAATCTGTTAAAAGCTAAGGATTTAGATAAAGGTATTGCTAAGAAAACAGGTAATGCAGTCGGTTTTAGTTCATTTAAAGACTTCATGACATTGACTTCTAGGTAAGGTGTGTTTGTTATGGCTGATGAATATGGTAAAGAGTGGAGATATCAGTTAGAGAGACAGCATAGTGTAAATAACCCTATTATTGTCAATGAAGATATTGAGTTACAGAGAAGAATGTTTTGGGAATCTGCGTTACATACAGGAATTACAGTAGATTTTTATAACTGTAGGTATGAAAAGCAAGATTTCAATCAAGACCTAAATCTGATGTGGGATGATGCTATACGATTGCCTGTTATCTTTGACGATGCACCTAAAGTTAAGGTTCTTAAAAATTTAGGTTGGTATACAGAAGATGATGAACGCCCAGAGTTGGTATATTTACCAATGTATAAAGATTGGATGACTAAAGAACTTTTAGATGTTAAAGAGAATTCTATTATACGACTGTATTATTTTGGTGGTATAACTACAGCTGACTTTAGGGTTACTGATAAAAAACTAGATAGTGTTTATGGTGTGTATTGGATTTGTAAATTAGCACCTGAGCGTATGAATGATTTCACTATGGTAGAATTAAATGGTGAACATTTCTTAAAACGTAGTGAGGTTAGACCTAGACATACTGAGTATATGGGTAAGCAACTAGAAGATGGGTATAGTCCTGACTATGAAAATACTTCAGATTATAGGACGTATGAGCATGATTCTTATGTTAATCAGATTGTAGATAATGATGACAATGATGGTTCTGCTGATAGTTTAAATTATTCAGATACAGAAAGTAATAATGTTGGCTATGAAGAGTCAGAGGATAATATGTCTACAACTTTTGAGTCTGTAGATGGTAAAAAGTATATAGATAATTTTGACGTTATTGATGATTATAAAATACCAAAGAGAGATAAAAAGGATAAAAATATTCGTGGTGGTAGATTTAATATAAATTGAGGTTAGTAAATTAGTATGAGATATAGTAGTGATTTAATCGTAGAGTCTTTACGAGGTCAGCTAAATGAGAGTGCTATCAATGAGGCTAAGGTAGTTACATTTGATGGTAAGGTAAATCCTAACTTTGGTCATGCAGTTATTATGGCTGGCGGAGCAGGTAGTGGCAAGGGAACAGCATTAAAGAGTGTTATTATGTTACAGGGTAAAATCTTTGATGTTGATGAGTTAAAGAAGTTATATGTTAAAGGTGCTAAGAGTGGTGTCTTTGACGATGAACGTAATGGTGATTATAACTTTAAAAACCCAGATGACGTTTCTTTGTTACATCAAAAAGTAAAAGACTTAAAACTTAAAGATAAACGTGAGGAAGCTTTCTTTAAATCTATTATGGCTGATAAGTTACCAAATATTATTTTTGATATTACTGGTGATGAAGAGTCTAAGATTACAAATATTGCTAAAATGTGTAAAACTATTGGCTATAAAGTGTCATTGGTGTGGGTAGTTGCTAATAGGGAAGAGGCATTTATTAGGAATATGAAACGTGATAGAACAGTTCCTGATGAAGTATTCCATTCAACACATAATAATGTTAAGGCATCTGTATTTGGTTTCTTAGAAGGTCAAGGTGCTAAGTTCTGTGATTATGCTTGGATTGTATTTAGTTCTGGTGCAGATGCTAAAGAATTATCTGCTGAAGAAAAGAAAGCCTTAGAACAGAATAGGGTTATTGCCTTAGAGAAAAAAGGTTCTACATTTGTTGTACCAGATAAAGTATATCGTAAAGTTATGGTTGTTACTGGTAGGAATGAAGTTGACCCTAAAGCACCTAAGAATTATTTAAGTCAAGGTGATTTTAGGAAAGACTTTGATAAGAAAGTAGATGCTGTTCGGGGTGGTTCTATGACAGTAAGGAAACAGAAATTCTAGTAGAGGAATCAAATGAAGATACTACGTAGTGTTGTTGAGATGGAGCATATAGATGGGATTTATATTACTGTTTCACAGCATATGTTTAAGTTAGGTTCTAAGCGTATACAAAAGGAGTTAGGAAGTCTTTATTACAAAGACTTCCTAATCTTTATGGCTGTAACACTAGCTAAAGAGTTTGAACGTGCTATTGATACACAGAGGTATAAAGGGACTAAGTGGGCACCATTGTCTGTGTCTTATTTAACATATAAAAAGCGTATGGGTTTCTCTTTAAATACGTGGGAGGCAACTGGATATCTTAAAAATAATATTACAATATTTAAGAAGTTTAATAACTTTATAGCGGTTGGGTTTCAACAGAAACAAGTATATCCTAATAGTGGTGTACAAGTTAATATTATTGCTAGGTATGTTGAGTATGGTACAAATAGGAATACTATAAATGGTAAAAAGACAATGCCGCCTCGACCTCTATTTAGACCTATAGCAAGTTATGTTTCAAAACATATATCTAGGTATTATAAGATGTATTTAAAAGAGTTAGATAAGATTAAAAATAGTAGAGTTCCATATTTGTATCTTAGAAATAAATCTGTTATTAAATCTTCTAAAGGTAGGAATAGAAGGTAGTAGGTGTAGTGTATGCATAGTCCTTTATATCAATATGATTTAGCTATGTACGATAGGGTACATAGTCTGTATGATGAGGTATTTTTTGCTGATGTAGACGAGCAATTTATTACAAATGCTAGGGAACATCAAGGTAAGGTAGTTATGCCATTTATTGGTATAAGTCGATTACCAGATTTCTCTATTAATTATGAATTTTATAACGATAGTCAGGTTCGTCGGGGTTGGACTAATCAGAAAGCTAGAAATGAAGATGGTGTAGAGTTTAGAGATAAACGTGTTATGGTACACTCATTACCAGTAATGTTGCAGTATCAAATAGATGTATATGCTACTAAACGAGATGTGTGTGATGGTATCATTTCTGAGTTATTAATGGAGTTTTCTGAAAGACCATATCTTAGGGTTCAGTTTATGGACATTGGTGACCATGTGCAAGAATTTCAATTAGCATTAGAAGATGGTGTTAGTGATAACACAGATGTGAGTGGCTTTGCCGAGACTAATAGATTTTATCGTAAATCTATAACAATAAATATTGACCATGCGTATATCTATCGTGTAGATAAAGCATTAGAGGTTGATAAAATTATTATAGATATTCATGATTTACCATTAGATGATAAAGACTTGAATAAAATTAAACCTAAGAATGGTAATAATTCCAATTCTAGTGGGTTTGATTTCAATACAGATGGTATTAGCCCTGGTGTAAGAACTAGGGATGAGTTAAATCTTGCTAATGAAGAGACATCAGATGGGTATCATAAAATTCAATAGATATAGTGAGAACGTATTCAAGTATTTGGATACGTTCTTTTATATATAGGTTTTGAAAACATTAAAAACAATAAATATCTGTGTATACTGAAGAGAAAATTATATGTACAAAAGATGGTAAAGTGAATAACTTATATTATAATATAAATTATCCGTTTTCGAGGGGGATATAATGGCTACACTAACAATGTTAAGCCCTGGCGTGTATATGAATGAGGTTGACAAAAGTCAATATACTACAGACTCCTCTACTTGTATTATTGGTATGGTAGGTGGTGCTAGGTTCGGCCCCGTGGGTGTTCCTACACTTATCTCCTCACAACAAGAGTTGATTAAAACTTTTGGTGAGCCTGTTGAAGGTGAGTATGGTTTGTATAGTGCATTAATGGCACTAACACATGCAAGTCAGGTTATCTATACACGTGTAGTACGTGGTGGTACTAAAGCTACTTCAGGTAAAATCGGTACTGATAAAATTCTTTATCGTTCTGCTGTAATTGGTGAGGCTAGTAATGGTCTTAAAATTAGTCAATCTGCATTGACTGGTGGTAAATTTACAGTAATTGTTAAGGATGCACAGGATGTAGAGAAAGAAAAGTTTGAAGATTTAACTTTGACTTCCTCAGAAGAAAACTTTGTAGAAGCTGTAATTAATGCTAAATCAAAATTGATTCGTGTTGAATTACAATCTACAGGTGATGTATCTGCAAAAGAGTTTGTGTTGGGAGATGCTGTAAAAGGCGGAAACACTGGTTCTAATGCACATGCAGGTAAAAAGGGTACAAATAAAGTACTCTTAGAGTCAAAATACTTTGATTCTAAATTAAATGGGTGTTCCGCTATTTTCAGTGCTATTGACGAGTTTACTCAAACATTCAATGTTAGCATTGTTGATGAGAATGGTAATGTTGTTGAGCAATTCAGTACATTATCTTTAGACCCTAAATCTCCACGTTTTGTTGAGACTATTATTAATAATGGTTCTATTCGTGTAAATGCTAAAGTAGATACTGATACGTCTGTTAACTACGCTGAGGATACTTTAATCTTTAGTGGTGGTGATGATGGTATCTTGGGCATTACTGCTAGTGACATTATTGGTGATGTGTCTGGTGGTGGTTTACAAAGCTTCTCTAATCCAGAAACAGTTACTATTGACGTATTAACTGCTAGTGGTTGGAGTGATGCTAGTGTTATTAAGGCTGGCTTGAGTATTGTTGAGAATCGTGCTGATTCCATTTTCTTGGTAGACCCACCATTTGGTATGAGTGTACAAGAGATGGTTAACTGGTCTAATGGTAAGGGTTCTTATACTAATCAAAATGGTCTTGACACATCTTATGGTGCATTATATTGGCCGTGGTTACAGATTAGTGATAATTTCACTAATAAAAATATTTGGTTGCCACCTAGTGGTTTCGTAGCTGGTCAGTATGCATATAATGATAAGGTAGGTTTCCCGTGGTTAGCACCTGCTGGTTTGAACCGTGGTAGAATTACTAAAGCTATTAATACAGAGTACTCACCTACACAAGGTGAGCGTGATGCTTTGTATGGTCATAGGAACGTAGTAAACTGTATCACAAACTTTATCGGTCAAGGTATTGTTATCTGGGGTAATAAGACGTTGCAACGTCAACCAACTGCATTAGATAGGGTTAATGTTCGTAGGTTAATGAGTTTCTTAGAACGTAGTATTGCATCTAAGTCTAGGTACTTTGTATTCGAGCAAAACTATGATGCTACTTGGGAGCGTTGGAAAACACTTGTAGAACCAGTATTGATTAATGCTAAAAATAATGGTGGTCTATATGATTATAAAATTGTGTTAGAAGCTACTGCACAAGATTATGAAAACAATCGTATGCCTATCAGTATTTACGTTAAACCAATTAAAGCCGCTGAGTTCATTAGTTTGACTTTCAACATAATGAATTATAGTGCTAGTTTCAACTAATAAGGGGGATATGATATGAGTCAGTTAAATGCCGCCTTTATGTCTATGGACTCAACGTATGAGGTTCAACGTACCAATAACTTTAGGTTTATTGTAGATTTAAGTGAGTTCTCTAATAATACATCATCTTCAAGTGGTGATATTATTGAGTTGGCTTGTGATAGTACAGGTCTACCTACTGTATCTAATGACCCTATTGAGTTGGATTATGGCAACTCACAAATCAAGGTAGCTGGTAAAGCAACTACTGATGATATTACAGTTGCTGTAAAAGATTTTATCGAACCTGACGTAGAGAATATTCTATGGCAATGGAGGATGAAAGTTTATAATCCTAAGACTGGTAAAGTTGGTTGGGCGAATAACTATAAACGTACATGCATGATTGTTCAATATGGTCCGAATGGTGAAGTATTGAGGAAATGGCAGTGTGATGGTTGTTGGCCGACTAGTTTAGACTTAGGTGAATTGGATTACTCTAGTGGTGATAAAAAACAAATTAGTATGAACTTGTCTGTAGATACTGCGTATCTTGTACGTGATGGTCAAAATACTCATATTTATGGCACAGACTAATCTTATAGGACGTAACTTGGTTACGTCCTATTTTTGTGTTATAATGTTTGTGTGTGGTTTCATACTTATCTTTATGTGTTCTCATATTAAGGAGTTTATGAGGTTAAGGTGGGTTCATTGGTTATTGACATAATTAATTACATGTACTATAATTAATTATGTTGATTAACAGCCATGGTCAATTAAAAAAGCTGACATCAGGATATGGTGTTAGCTTTTTTAATTTATATACAAAATTGGGGTTGGTTTTTTTGTTTGGGGGTTTACTTATTGTTTTTCATGTGGTATATTGTATGTAGTAGGTGAGAGTGGTTACTCATCTACTACATGTGAATGATTGCGTTACATTCACATGTACCTCCCTGTACTAGTACGTTTGTTTCTTTTCCTTTCGTAGCGTACTAGTTATATATTTACATATTGTCTTTCTTATTGGAAAAATTCATGGTAGTTTTTCATGGTAAGTATGCAATTTCATTGTGTTGCATATATTTTTCTCCGCTAGAGTGTTATACTGATTACTTCGGCTCTTATCAGTATAACACTCTTTTTCTTTTATATGTCAGTTTAATAAAAATTTAATTGTTTATATTAAGTTGTAGTGTTTTTGGTGATAGAGTTTTATATATAAAACTCATGGTGTTCATGTGTTGGGTTTGTTGTTTATATTTAAATTTCATCTTATATACATGATTGTGAGGGGTTCATAGTAGATACATCAACATCATATTCTACTTTTACATTAGATGGTTATGTGTATATTTCACAGTACTTTTGATAGAAATACTAAAGCTAGTTGCAGATAATCATATTTTCAAATAGTAGAGGTGGTGTTTTATGAATTTAATTGAGATATTATCTGTGTTAGGTATGAACATAAGTTTAGGTGATGTTTCAATAGCAACATTACTTTTACTAACAATCATACAAATTTCTCCTATTGAGTTTAATCCTTTATCTGTTATATTGTCTATTATAGGTAGGGAATTGAATAAAGAAGTAATTGATAGAGTTGAGAAATTAGAAAAGGTTGGTGAGTCTAATAGTAGAGGTTTAGACAAACTGTCTTATGAGATTTCTGAGACTAGGGCAATTAACGCAAGGTCTAGATTATTGGAATTTAATGATGACTTGTTACATAATGTAGCTAAGTCTAAGGAGAGTTTTGACCATATAATGGCAGACATTACGTATTATGAGCATTTCTGTAGAAGGCATGCTGATTTTCACAATCATGTTTCTGATATGGCTATTAAAAATATAGAGGACATATATCGTAAACGATTGTCAAGGAATGATTTCTTAAAATAGATTAATGGTTATATTGAATATAGTAGAGATAGTAATACTTTTTACTATCTCTATTTTTGTGTTAATTATTAAATTGTTATATAGTATATATACAGTTAGGTAGTTTCATTACTTTTTAGACTTT